GCCGGGTCTCCGGGAGCGCAGTGATGCTACCGGTGGCCAGGTTCTTGTACCTGAGCGCAAACCTGCCTGCCGTAGCAGGATGAGACGGGGGGCTACCTGCCGTATCGTCGGTGCGCGTGGTGGCGTAGAGCGAATACCAGACGTCGACGTCGGACGCTTGGTCCAGCACGACCCGACGGAAGGACTGGGCGATATTGAACAGCTCGTCGTTGTCCAGGTTGCTCGTGAAGATCGAGAAGCGCTGGGAGTTCCTGGCTACCGAGTGGGTCGTGCTGCCAGATGCCCGCCCGTTGAATGCGAATACCCCATGCGGGTTGACGTGGTGCTCGTACTGCTCCTGCAGCACGCCCTCGCTGCTCTGTTTGGGGTAGCCGAAGACGTCCGGGCGGAAGATGGAGACCTCGTCCAGCGATGCCGCGTCGACGTCGCTGGCGACGATGCCGGTATTGATCCAGTCGCGCACCCGGTCCAGCTCGGCCTGCATGAGAGCCGTCGTGATGGTCCCCGAGAGGGCTGTGGGTGTGATCCCCATTACGACATCCTCTTGTAGATTCGGCCCGAGAGTACCGCACTATCGAGCTGGACCGTGATGGAGCTCGCGTCGTCTTTGATCTCCGCTCTGACGTAGTCCAGGGTGAGAGGGCCATCGAGCTTCAGGAGGCAGCGGACCCGACCGTCCCTCCCTCCGGCGGCTGGGGGCATAATCCGCTGCCTAGCGTCGGCGAACTCGGTAGCTGCGCCTCCGTTCGGGAAGTAGAACAGCGTGACGTACACGTCGCCTGCAGCAGGGACGCCCTCCTGGGTCGAGTCAGACAGGAACTCCATGCCGAACTGGACGAACAGGACCTCGTTGGCTGCCACGGTGACCGTCGACGTGGTCATCGCGGTTCCGAAGTTCACGACCGCGTAGGACGTCGTGATGGCCTGGGTGCCCAGCGTGGTCTCGGTGACCTTGTCGAACGCGCGGGTGGACGCGATCTTCTCCTCGACCGATGAGTGGTCAAGCCCCTCTTCCGCGATGTTCGCCGCATCCACTGAAGCGGTCTCGGTTGCGATGGCGGTGAAGATGGCATCCGCGTCCGTCGATGACGTGGTCCCGAGATCCAGCCGGCTGTATTCGACGCGTCCCATGGCTACCTCTTCACGAAGCGGACGAACATGCCCCCGCCCATGTGGTCGAACTGCTGCCCTTCCAGGCCGTACCGGACGACCATCTCTACCGTATGCGCTCCGGGGCCCACAGGGGCAGCGCACTGCGTAGCTACGCAATCCGCCTTGACTCCACCTGCCCCAGACCTGGCCACGATGGTTCCATCGATTCGGATCCCAAGCTCGGCCCCGCGGTCCTCATGGCCCGTGATGGTCGAGTTGGTGTAGTAGCTGTAGGTCGCAATGACCGAGAGGCGCCCGTCCTGGGTTGTGACGTCCTGGCTCGAGAGCTGGATCCAGCGCTCCAGGTCGGAGTAGGAGTCAGCCGTCGTCACGCTTCCGGACGTCAGCCCGCCCTTCCAGGCGATGGTGTTGAACGAGTCCTCGGCGAACTTGGCCCCGGTCAGCAGCTCCCCGCTCTGGACGTTGTCCTTGTCCAGGTGGCCGTTCATCTCGCCGACGGTCTCCTCCAGCTCCCGGTTGACGTCGTCGGGTACCAGAATGTCGTCGTCCGCCCAGGACTCGACCTTGTGGACGCGGCTCATTCGATGCCCCGCTTCTCACGCTCATCGTTCACGGTGAATCCGAAGTCATAGCCTGTGACTGCGAGTTTGTTACCTGTGACCCGCCACTGGAACTCGAAGGCTCCAGCCGGCACAGGGTGTAGGGTCATCGATATCGGGACCAGGGGCTGCCAGGAGTCCGTGTCCCACTGCGCTGTGCCCCATGTCGCGCGCTTGTTCTCCGAGTCCTTGAGCTCGCGCTGGGTGCTGGAGGGGCCAAGCCAGACGAGGACGTCTCGGTCGGCGTGCCACTGGAAGTCGAAGTCCGTCCCGGTGTTCAGGGTCTTGAGATGCACTTCCGTCGGGATCATGGACCGTCCCGGGGAGAGCCAGGCGGATTCGATCTTACTGCTCACAGCCGTCCCAGCTGCGTCCACGCCTCGGGTGTAGACCACCACGCCGCGCTTGGCGCTCGAAGTATCCCAAGTCCCAGCCAGCAGATAACCCCGGTGGTCCCTGGTCTCTGCGAAGCACGAGAAGGGGTAATCCCTACGCACGCTCCAGCCGCCTGTGGACATGTGGAAGATCAGACCCAGCTTCGGCCGGTCGTCTCCTCCGGTCGGCACATGCAGCCAGACCTCTCGGTCCCGCATGTTCCGTGAAGCCCGGGTGGAGGCCAGGGCCTTCTTGTTGACCTCGGTGCGCCAGACCTTGGAGATCGGCCCCATGATCGGCGTGGCCTTGGTCGGCGTGCCCGTGTTCTCCAGAGCGCCCTCGAGGATGTAGGGCCCGTCGTCGCTGACGAACATGGTCCCCACGTTTGGGATCTCCACGATGGACCGCGGAGCTGCGCAGCCGACGTCCTCGTCCAGCGTCTCGGCGTAGAAGCCGTTGACCGGGTCTCCCTTGACGAGGTAGATCCCACGCCGCTTGAAGACGATCAACGCGTTCTTGGTTGACTTGAACCCCATAAACGGGCCAGACGTCGCATCCCCGATGGCGAGGTAGTTCACCTCGGGCATCTGCTCGATGAGCAGTGGGGCAGAGAAGCGGAGCCTGGACGCGTCGGCGTTCGAGGCGCAGAACATCGTGCCCTTGAAGATGTGCGCGAACTGGACCCGGGACGGGAAGATGCCAGAGCCGTCCTCGTTGTAGGACCGCCCGAGCTCGCCGTCGGCGTGGTCTTCCACGTAGTGCATGAACCCGGCACCGGGCAGCTCGTCTACCAGGTAGAGCGGAGCCACGGCCGAGCCTGTAGCGCGCACCCCGTGCATGTTCACGGTGCGCCAGATGCGAACCCCTCGCACGTTCGTCGGGGCCTCTGCCATCTCCAGCAACACGCTGTACTTCCCTCGGGGGATCGGCGTACCGATGGCGTCGGCCACCGCGACAGGGGACGTGTCGGTCAACCAGGCGATAGCAGACCGAGGAGACTCATGCCCCAGATCGTTCACCCAGGTGATGGCCCACCCGTACCGCCAGCGCTCGGCTGACGTGGCTGTCGTGGTCGACGAGCCCACAGGCCCAACCCCGCGCTGGAAGCCGCTCTTATCCCAGCTGGTGGGATAGACCGCGTCTGCCTGGTCGATGCCCGCCGTGACTGCCACAGGGGGAGGAGGCCTCACGGAGAAGCCCACCTCGACCAGCTCCTTCCGGTTCCAGCGGACGGGCTTGTCGTAGCCGTTGAACACGTAGAGCCAGTTGGCGTGCTCCAGGTACGTCGTGCCCGCGTGAGGGCCCTGGACCAGGGTTCGGCCGGTCTGGATGTTCACCACGGTATCGGTGGAGAAGTTCATGTAGACGAGGTTCAGCGCGCCAGACGCTCGATGCTCCCAGACCAGGAACTGCCGGCCTCCCTGATGCTGGGTGAACCAGGCGAGGGAATGCACATGGCCTACCTGCGAGAAGGCTGTGCTGCTGATCTGCGCATACCCGCCACAGGTGCGGACCGTCCCCTGCTCATCGATGTAGACGTTCTGCAGGAGCTCGGGCGTATCCGGCTCGGTCGTCCAGCGGTCGTCCATCCCACGCAGGCGGCCGATTCGTTCGAGGCGCTCAGGCATCGCTGGTGTAGCTCGGTTCCTGGAGCACCAGCCCGCCAGCCCCGCCGTTGAGCATGCTGTTGCGCTGGACCCGTTGGGACGAGGACACGATGTGCCGCTGCTTCATGGTCTCGAGCAGCCCTCGGGGGCCGTAGACCTTGTTGTTGTGGTAGTCGGCCAAGCTCTGGGACTTGAACGAGCGTGAGAGCTTCTCTGCGATGAGGTGCACCAGGATGATGTGGTACGCCCCAGGCATCTCAGGCACGTCGGCGTCCGTCGTACAGCGCGGAATGCGGGCGAGGTACCGAAGCTCGGCGGTCAGGTCGGCGTTCGTCAGGGGCCAGGTGCGCACGAAGCGCAGCGAGCCCAGGGAGTCGTACCGGTTCAACCGGGTGATGGTCGTCGGGTCGGCTACCGGCGTGAAGGCGCCTGCGTCGGCTGCGGTCGCTGTGTTCGACGCGGTGATGTCGGAGACCATGTACCAAGGCCCCTCGCGCGAGGAGAAGATCTCACGCCGGAACAAGTACTTCCCCCGCCCTCGGTTCGCATCGAACGAATCCATCGCGGTCACGCTCACGGTCTGGTTCGTCCCGGTCAGCGTGACGGTCTCGATGGGTGAAGGCTCCGAGACCAGCCCTGCGTAGTAGTGGGCGTAGCAGTACTCGTAGGTTCCCAAGAGCGTCAGGGCGCCAGTGGCCGCTTCCGTCAGGGTGGGAGGGTTGATGGGGGCCGGAATGAAGTCGTGGGGGTAGTACTCGCCGGACAAGGTGTCGTACGCGGTGCGCACGTTTGGGTCGAGCAGGAAGAACTGGGGCGTGTTGGGCCCGTCGGTGTTCTTCAGGATGAGGCGGCTCTCCCGAGCAAGGGAGATCTCCCGCATGTGCCCCTCTTTCGAGTCCCGGCGCTGGATCCCGTAGACCTCCTCGACGTCAGGGGGCAGGCGGTAGCGGAAGAACTTGATCTTCAGCGTGTCTGCAGCGCCTACCGTCGTGTGCCCGCCGAAGCGCGGATCGAGGATGATGGTGATGGTGGAGCTGCTGATGGAAGCGCGCTCGATGACGTAGTCCGCGGTGAGACCTGCTCCGGTGCCAGCCGTGAAACTGGCCGTGTGGCCAGCCAGGAGCTCGGTATCGACCGCATCCCAGTCGGAGGGCTCGGTGAACGAGATGGCGTAGGTGTTGCTGCCCGCGTTGGTGGTGTAGGACGTGGTGAGATCAACCTCAGCCTTGAACCGCAAGGTCTTCAGCCGCTGCCGGAACTGCCAGTCCTCGAGCGTGAGCAGCTCGTCCATCGCATCGTTCAGCCGATCGAAGAACTCATCCCGCCAACCCTTGATATCGGGGTTCTGACGGACCTCGCGTTCTACTCGGGTTCGGATCTGGTCTGATCTCACCGGTCATTCTCCGCTACCGGCGGGGTGAACCCAGGGCCTCCGTCTCCCTCGCCCTTCTTCATGCGCTTGGCAGTGTCAGACAGGAAGCGGTCGAGCTTGTCGGACTTCTTCTTCTTGTGCGCCAGTTCCCCGATGGGGCTTCCGGCGCTGATGACGATGGTTGTGGGCACAGCTCCTCCAAAGACAAAGAGCCGAGGCAGTCTCCCACCCCGGCTCAATAGGGCTGGGAGGCCCCGATGGAATCAGTGTACGCGAACGTTGAACGTCACGGTGTTGACCTGGTTGTCGGCGTGAGCAACAGACCAGTCGGCGCCGATTTCCAGCAGGGTGTCGGCCGTGAAGTCCACGGACGCGGTCTGGGTGACGTGGATGTCGTTGGCAATCGCAGCGCCGGAGGCGACGGGGGTATCACCCGCCTCGACCCAGGCGATGTAGGTGCCGCTGCTGTCCGCGTCACGGACGACGATGCGACCCTTGCAGTGCCAGACGTCACCGTCAGCCACGTCGTGAGCCGTCGAGCTCGCGATGGCCGTGGTGAGCGTGGTCCCGCCGTAGTACACCACCAGCGTGAGCGTGTCGGTGGTGTTCTGGTCGGGAACCTCGACGATGGCGTCGAACTCGATCACGGCGCCGTCCCACAGCATGCCACCTTCGATGGTGGCCGACGCGATGGCGGTCTCGGTCTGCGAGTTGGTGTGCGTGGTTCCGTCGGCGACGTCCACGTTTAACCAGTAGCCGTCCTTGCGGGCGGAGCCGTCGTCGGGCGTGTACCCGATGAAGGCAGGCGAGCGTTGGGGCTGATTCAGCATGATCTACTCCTAGATGGTGTCGCCGCCGTAGGCCAGACCGGTCGACCCAAACGAGTGGGCCCCCATCTGTCCTGCGAGCCGCATGAAAGCTGCCTTGACCTGATGTGAGCCGCCCACGTCGCGGGTTTCCGTCATGTCCATGACGAGACCCTGCAGGCCGTGGAACTTGATCGCGCCATGGTCGAGGACCAGGAAGGACCACTCATCGTCGTTGGAACCGGTGACGGTACCAGCGTTCGGCATCAGGCTGGAGATCTTGTAGCGCATGCCGGCGATGACCACGTCCAGCCGGACTGCATCGCGGCTATCGATGTAGCGCTCATTCGACTGCACGGTCGTGCCGTAGTTCTTGGCGCCGGCCAGGGAGCAGAAGCCCTCGAGCTTGACCGGGTCGTCGGTGACTTCCTGGAGCTCGGTGTGCATGTCCCGGAGGGCCGAAAGGCCGTTGGCCGAGAAGTCGCCTGCGATGTCTGCCACCTGGTTCTGGAAGCCGACGAGGCTGGAGTACGAGGACTTGGCCACGTTGTGGATAGTGTTAGCCTGTGAGCCAACCGCGTCCTGCTCGATGATGCCGGTGGAGAAGTCCACGCCGTTGAGCGGGATCAGGTCGCTCATGCCGGTGACCGAGCCACGGAGCAGCTGGGTCTCGAACTCCTTGCGCATGCGCTTCTCGGTGTTCTCTACCCGGGTCTGCCAGATGTCGATGACCTTGTTCTTGCCGCTGTTCTTGGCCTGGTCGACCCAGGACCACACAACGGGAGAGACGCAGAAGAACCATGTGTCGGTGCCCGGCTTCAGGACGGTCTGAACGTCCATGTCCACGGTCTCGTAGCCGGTGACATGCTGCGTGGTGATGGAGTGCTCCTGGACATCCCATGGGATCAGGAAGCGCTCGCCACCGTCGGCCTTCTCGGCGTTCGAGAGAATGGCGTCGGTGATGCGGTAAGGGCGGAACTGCTGGGAGCGGAGCTTCTTGAGCCGCGCCATGCCAGTAGTTGTGAACATCTCATCAGGGTAGACGATGGTTGTGGACATGACTCAAAGCTCCAAGTGGAAACTGAATCACGATGCCGATCGCCTTGAGCCCGGTCGCTGGGGGGTCACGTAGAGTCCAGCCTGGGGAAGTCGCCGCTTGCGCGTCGTGTCTTTTCTGCAGAGTAGCTGCGAGAATTCAGCGTGTCAAATCAGCGACGTCGATTTGTGCGGACGCTTCCTCGCCTCTGGGTGCGCCTCGTGCCAGTCCCACAGCTCGGCGCCCTCGAGCCCCTCGGGGACCTCCGGGATCTCCGCCTCTCGCTTGGTCCGCATACGCCGCCGAGCTGCCTTGACCGGGTCCTCCCGCTTCTGGTTCAAGAGCCCCTTCTCCATCAGGACCCAGCGGTACGCCTCTTGGGCGCGCATTCCGAACTTCTGCATGGCGGCTTCGATTTCGTCACCATGGTCGTGAAAGTCCGGGGCCTCATCCTTAATGAAGGTGCGCAGCTCAACCTTGGCGTCTTCCTTGTGCTGTTCGGCGAGGAGCTTGTCGGCGTGCGCCTGGTGCTTTTCGCCCACCTTCCCGATGCTTTCGCCCCACTGCTTGGCGAACTCCGCGTTTCCCTTTTGGATCTGCCAGCGGACATACCCTTCAGGGTCGCGCATGAAGTCCGGCTCCACGCCCTCTGGGGGCTTGGCCATAGCCTGGAACTGCTCGTCCTTGAAGATCGCAAACAGCTTCGCGCGCTCCTGGGTCAGGGCATGCTCGGCCTCGTCGAGCTTCTGGGAGCGCTGGTCGAGTAGCTGCGCGTTCCTGGCTGCCTGGTCGCTGCCCTTGAGCCCCAGGTTCCGGGCGTTGTGGAGCAGGCGCTGAACGGAGAGGCGCTGCTCTGGGTCGGTGATGCCGTCGAGCGTCTCTTGGACGTTGATGCCCTTCCAGGTGTCCGCGCCCTCCTTCTCCAGCAGAGCGTCCTGGGTCTCTATCCAGCTCGCCGGCTTGTCGCCGAACAGCTCTTGGAGGAAGACGTTTTGGGTGTCTTCGGCAGTCTCTTCCGCTGCTGGGGCTTCCGCCGCTTCACCTGTGGGCGCGTTCGGCGACGCCACGGCAGCATCAGGGATATCCGCAACAACTTCGGGGGCAGCAGCTTCAGCGGTTCCATCGGGTCCTTCCATCGGGGGCTCCTAGACGAACCGGTCCAAGTCCTGCTCCTCCTCGGGAGCGGGCGCCGGAGGCTCGTCGGGTGTGGACGCCGGGGCCTTCGCGGCCTTCAGCACGTCCGGGTTTTCGCCCATCGCAGAGATGCGCGTGATCAATTCGTCCAGCCCGGCGTTGTTCAGCACGAGCTCGGTGGGGTCGAAGTCATCCACGCCGGTCTCAGCGGCGAACGCAGCGATAGCCGCGACGGGGCCGAAGATGTCCTGCGGGATGGCGTCGGCGTCCTGGGCCACCTCGGCTACCTCGATATCCCCGACCTGACCGCCCGAGAGCTTCTCGATCACGGACTGGACCATCTGACCCAGCGCATTCAGCTTGTCAGACGCCAGAGGCTCCTGGGCTGGGGGAATCGCGGCGCCGATGGACTCTTGGGCCCCTGCTTGGGCCTCTGCGTCCTGGGCTGCCATCTGGGCTTCGGCTTCTGGCTGTTCGATAGGCATCAGGCGGCTCCGAGGGACTTCTTGGCTTTGTCCTGCAGGTGCTTGGGTAGGTGGTCGGTCATCGCGCCCTTATCCCGCTGTTCGCGGAAGCTCCGGAACTCGGGGGAGTTCTGTAGGCGGTCATCGTAGTCTTTGCCCCAAGCGTCCAGGCGCTCGGACTCTTTCTCCTCTTCGGCGTGGGCCTTCTCAAGATCGTCGGGCTCGTAGTGCTCGAGCCCCCGCTCCTTCATGATCCGCTTGTGCATCGCGGCGTTGGAGATGCGCATCTTGAGGGATCGGTCGTAATAGGGGTAAATCTTGCTATACGACGCTTCTCCGCCCATGCCGATCAAGTGAACCGTCGAGACCTTCTTGATCAGGTCCGTGCTGCCACACATGCAGGTGGGCTCGCTGGACAGGACCGTGTCTGTCAGGTTGATGTACTCCCCTCGCCGGTCTCGGCAGAAAACCTCGAACGGGGGGCAACCATTGCGGCATTGGCGCTCTCGGATGGGCATCAGCCTACGATCTGCTCCTCTTCGGCCTGCTGCTGGATGGCCTGAGCCACCGGGGTGTTCGCCATCGCTTCAGGAGGGAGAGGCTCCGCCGCGCCGTCCGCTGGGAGAGGAGATACAGCCGGCTCGGGCTCGGGTTGGGGGGTCGAGACCTCAGGCGGCGGAGCCTTCAGCAAAGTGTTGGGGTCGAAGTCCGCTGGCAGGCGAAGCAGCTCGGCGAGCAAGCGCATCGACGTCATGGCCAGGTTCTTCTGCATGTTCGAGGGCTGACCCTCCGCGGCTGGCGGGTCAATCGTCCCGGCCAGCTCCATCATCGGGCCCATGCCCGCCTGGAAGTCTGCCAGCTTCTGCGCTGTGGCTCCCGGGGTCGATGCGGTGTCGACGACGTTGATCGACCAACCCTGGCGCAGCATGTCCGGGGTGACCTTGACGATCTCGCCCTCTACCTCGATATCGAAGGACTTCTCCTCCATATCCTCCATGGCCGTAGCCAGCGCGAGCAGGTAGAACTCGCAGAGCTTGACGATGGAGAGGTCGGACCGCTTGCGGAAGCGGCCGATGGTGGCCGTGGTGTACTCGACCAGGTTGGCCACTTCGGTCGCCGAGAGGTAGTTCCCGGCCTTGCCGCGGGTGAAGTCCGCCGTGAGCTGGGTCCGGTCGATGCCCTCGCGGACCATATCCACGTATTCGCGCAGGGTTCCGCTGATCTGCCCCCACTCCACGGCGACGTACCGCTTGTCGAGGGGCGTGCGGCCCTTCTTGACCTTGATGACCTCGAGGTCTCTGGCCCTTGCGACCTTCGCGCCCTCTTCCGCGCTTCCGTCTTCGGTCAGGAGGACCCGTCCAGCATCTCGGCGGAATGCGCCGGCCAGGATGCTCTGGGCGTTGTTGAACTCGGCGTTCAGCTCGTAGACGTCCTTGGCCACGGCTCGGCTGTCCATTGGGCGCTCTAGGATCGGGTCGGGAATGAACTCGATCAGCTCGCTTGCCGGAGAGCCGTCCTTCCAGGCGTACGGGGTAGGGCCGGACTTGAGCTCGGTCAGCTTGGGGGCCGCGCTGATGTCGGTGACCAGGAACTCGTGCCTGACCCCGCGAACCCCGACGCCGTCTACGTCCTTCACGCCGGTCCAGTCGTCGAAGGTGAGGATCCAAAAGTACGCCTCGTCCAGCACGATCGGCTCATGCTCGCTGTGGGTTCGCAGGTTGAACCCGTCCGCAGGCACGTCGACCAGTGGCTCCGGCTTGTGCTCGTCTGTGAGCTTCGCCCATGTGGCCTTGGCTCGGTCCATCGGGACCTGACGCAGGTGGCCCCGGAAGCGCTGGTCTGCAGCCGAGCGGGTCTTGCGGTCCCAGACGCATTCCCAAGGCGGGATGGCCTCGACGCACATGAGATCGCGAGCGGTCTGGCCCTTCAGGGGCTCGAGCTGGCGCAGCTTGTACGCGCAGCCGCCCCGGTAGACTAGGCCCATGCCGAACAGCCGCTCTGACACGTCGTCGATGGCCGAGGACTGGAGGAAGCTGTTCAGGGTGTTCCGGATGGCCACGACCTCCTTGGACTTCGCCTCCTTGTCCTTGGTCCCCTCGGGGAAGTCGCTCGCCTTCACGACGACGCGGATGCCGTTGTAGTACAGCGAAGCAATGAAGCCGTTCACGAACGGGCTGATCATGTTCGTCTGGGTGGGGTAGACGTCCCCGTTTCGGCTCTCGTCGCCGCTCAAGCCGGTGACCGCGTCCCCGCGAACCTCCCAGCTGCGGCTCGATGCCTTGCCTCCCATCCAGTAGTTGCCCTTCAGGGCCTCTCGGATGGGTCTCCACTCGTCTTTCGACGCTTCGTTTGACCAGAGCGTGTGCCCCAGGATGATGCGGTCCCTGCCTTCAGGCTTGATCACACTTGCCTCGCTCTCTGGATAAACAAGCGTCTAACCGTTTCCGGGTCTTCGCGAGTTTCCGCTGTCCGATAGTGCCACCTGCCGCACCACAACGCAAGAACGTAGGCGATGACGTAGTCGTCGTGTTCGCCCGTCGGCGCCTCGATGTGGCCCTTCTCGTCTTCCCGGATGGACTGCAACTGCTCCAGCAGCAGCTCATCGTTGATGAGGTTGGGCTCGTCGGGGTCCGAGGAGCAACAGCGCTGTTCGTTGACGAGCTCCCTGGCGAACCCGAGGACCTCGCGCTTGGTCTCCCCGGCTCGTCCAGCCTGCATCCAGAAGTTCTTGCCCTTGTGGTCCTTCCACGTAGGCACGCCCAAAAACTCCAGCCGCTCGATGACATCGAGGCCGTACTTGTTCTGCTCGCACAGCACGAGCGCTTCACCGTACCGGGCCGAGAGTTTCGCGGCCATATCGGCCTGCTCGTAGGGCGGAACCTCGTTGCTGCCCCAGACAGCCACCACGGTGTAGTCGTCCTTGACCACCACGACCGTCGCATCGTCCTTGAGTACCCCACCCGACGTGTCTTGGCCGATGAAGTACTCGTGGCCGTCGTCATACTCCTCGTATACGCGCAGATCGTCCTCGAATAGCTCGATCTTCCAGTGTTCCGGGACCTGACGCTGGATTTTGGCCAAGATCTCGCCGTTGAACCACGCATTCTCGGCCAACATGAAGGGATCGTCCCACTTGCTGGGGTACTCACGCCGAAAACGGCGCATCGAGTACTTCATGGACGTCAATTTCTTGCGTCGCCAGGCCAATTTGCGGTCGATCAGCGGATCATCGACTTCGATCTTGTAGAAAGCCGCGATTATGTCGGCCTCGGCGTCCTCCAGGTAGGCTTTTTCGTTGCGTTCCCAGCCTTTCGGGACGTCAATCTCGTAATGCTCGAACTCGAACCACGCGAAGAACATGAACTCCCAGTCATCGGACTTCTTCGCGGTCAGAACCATGCCATGCCCGATGCCGCCGACCCCATCCCCGGTGAATTCGCAGAATCGGCGCGTGTACTCGCCCTCGTGCATCGTCGAGTTCACGGATGCCCATGTGTCCTCGTCGGCTCCGTCGGATGTGTTCCCCTTGGCGGCTGACCCCTGTGGCCACTGTCCCATCTCGGAGCAGTGCAGCAGCTGGTAGGTGAATGACCTGCCCTCCCCTCGAGACCCGGCCATCAGGTGCATCAGCCCGGCGTCGTTGTGCGACATGCCGATTTCTTCGGTGTTGTCGGGGTTCAGGCGCGGCTTCAGGGGGGCTGGGAGCCCTCGAATGAACTCGCGGATCATCTTGTTGACCCGCTTGCACGCTCGAAGCTCGTGCATGATGGAAAGGGCGCCGATGGGGTCGGGGCAGGTGTAGATCCGCCAGAACAGGCAGGCGATGACGATGGTTGTCATGCCCATCTGCCTCGGCTTCAGGACCAGGATGTCTTTCTTCGACGCCTTGAAGACCTTGAGGAACTGGCGCTGCTCTGGGTAGAGCACCTTGCCCAGCATCGTCCGTTTCCCGCCGCGATCGATGATGGTCAGCCGGCTAACGAACCATTCGACGTCGTAGAACTTCGGCTCGAGCCTATGCGTCATCGAAGCGAGCCAGAAGCCGCGTATCCTCGTCCAGGACCAGCCCAACCAGCCGGGTTGCCTCGCTGACCGTCATCGGCGCCCGAATGAGCGCGTCTACGACCTGGCCCCGGTGAAGCCCGAGCTCGCGGGCGATGTGCTCCACCCGAGTCCAGGACTGGGCGGTCAGAGAGCAGGTGCGGCTCTCGGTGAGCAGGTGGTCCGGCTTATTCGCCATCTGGGCCCTCCATGAACGCCGAGATGACCTCTTTCAGGCTCTCGGTCCCGCCTGACTGCTTGACTTTGGCCAAACCCTCCAGGCATGCCGCCGTAGCAGCGGGGGAAAGCACCTTGTCCTGGCTGATGTGCTGGTGCATCGTCAACCGGAGCATCTCCACGGCCGCCGTCTCCATCGAGAGCTTCGGGTCCGAGAGCGCTTGGTTGATGATCTCCATCGGGGTCACTTCACGACCCTCAGCCGCTTGGAGGCCTGGGCCTGTGGGGCGATCTGGTCGAATGCGGCATCCACGGCGCGCATGTTCTCGACGTGGCCCTTGATCAGCGCAGCACGCCAGTCCTGCGACCGGGAGGTCAGCCGGGCCTTCTCGTGGTGCAGCCCAGACACAAGCGCAGCCCGGATCTCATCCGAGTCGCACCCCAGGCGCTTGACCCGCCAGGCGATCTTGGTCAGCTCCCAACACCGAGTCTCCTCGATGACGTTGGGAACCTGAGTCTCGAACACCCGGCCCTGGAGGGTCGCTTCGTACAGCTCCAGCAGGCGGATCTCGGATTCGCCCTCAAGCAGGACATCACTTACGTCCGGACGGAACATCCTTCTTCTCCGAGTCAAGGAAGCCGCGGATGGACTCGACCGGGACGTTGACCACCCGAGAGAGCTCATCCATGTCCAGATGCTCTTTGAGCTTCAGGATCTTCGCCTTCGCGCCGTCGTCCAGCTCGAACAGCGTTTCCTCGATGTTGTCCGCGAGGTCGCCGTACTCCTTGAGCACCTCGATGGCCTGGGCCCTACGTCGGGCCAGCTTCCCGGGGATGTGGCGCAGCAGGCCGGTTTCGGCGTACTTGTGCATCGAAGACGTGCGCTTGCCGTGCCGCTCGAAGACCAGGTCCACAGGGTCACCCTGGGCGATGTCGACCACGGCGCATCGGACTTCCAGGCGCGGGTCTCGGGATGCCTGCCCTGGCCGCGTCTGCTGCTTGTTCCGCTGGGGGATGCCGCCCTCCATGGGGCTCACTGCGGACTGGTCCTCGGTGATGCCGGTGCTCACCCGACCGCTTCGCATCTTGAAGCCCTCATGCACGGAGACGCCGACGATGCGCCACTGGCCCGGCTGGCGGGTGCGCACGTTCTGCAGGTGCCACAGCAGCGACGAGCGGACCATGCCGCTGAACTGCTGCGGGGTCAGAACCCCCTGGACGGATGCGATCTGGAAGCCGGCTTTGAAGAACTCCATCCGGTAGGCGGGCTTGCCACCTGAGATCCGGAGATAGTCCTCCAGGGGAGCCCCGGAGTGCAGGCCGTGGGCCCCGTCTTCCGCCAAGACGCCCTCGACGACCTCGAGCATGTCAGCCTCGTTGCCGACCTTGCGCGCTGTGCTCGACAGAACCCCGCCGGGCTTCCTGTGCAGCTTCAGTGCCTTCTTCAGGCCCATGCTTCGGACGTCCTCGCCTAGCGTAGCCATGTCGGCACCTCAGCGTGAATCCAGCTCCCGCCGCCTGGGGGGCAGCCCTTGGGCTTGCTCGCTCGGCAGATCAAAGCCTTGGTGGTGTTGGGCGGTACGCGGGTTGCGTTGCGGATCCAAGCAGGCATCCACGCCTTCGGGGCCGCCTTGGGCGCCGGGGGCTTACCGAGCAGCTCTGACGCCAAAGAAACGACAGCGCTCGATGGAAGCAATAGAGCCTGACTGCTCTGAAGCAGCGCGAGCAGGTCAGCCCGCCCGGAGCCTTTGCCGCCCTTGGGGTACTTGACCCCGAGGGAGTCGAGCGCGGCTCGGATTTCGTCACGGGTCATCGGATTTTCTCCTTGAAGGTGGTAGAACACCGAAGACAGCGTCAGGCTCAGCCCGCCCAACACCCGCCCCTCCAGGCGTCGTCTCCGATGTTGAATCCGCCCCGGGAGGCGGAAGAAG